TTGATCCTGTAACTTTAGCGGCAACGGCCGCAGTATTAAATACTTCTGAAGGTTCGGTTTGACTAATATTAATTGTGTAAGTACCAACGCCACCAGTTCCGCTTCCTAATGCCGTAATAATTGTTTCAGGAGTTACACCAATACCAAACAACTGCTGATTAGCCGTTATAATCCCTGATTTCATTAAAGTAACTGTTAGGGTTGTCCCTAATACAGAACCAACAAATTGGGCGGCTAACGGGTTAGATATACGCCATGTATAACGGCTATTTCCGTCAACAATATAAACATTAACACCGTTATCGGTAATGCCAACCATACCAGTTGTTGTATTTAATGTGCCAATTAATGTTGGTGTAAACGTAGAATCCAATACATAAACATATTGACCACAAACGGCCACCATATACAAACCACCGGATACGTTACGCATTCCACGTACTTCAGCAGTATTAAATAACGTTACTTTATTAGTTAAGCCAGGAGTAGGGTATAAAGCTACTACACCATTCATGCCGGGTTGTTTTAATGGATCAATTTCAGGACGAAAATTAATACACTCCTGGGCATCTTGATAGATGGACGGGGCTTCATATGATGGTCCAACAAATCCAAAATCCGGCATATTTGACCTTAATTAGTAAAACCACCAGTTAAAATCCAACCAGCATCTTTTGCTTTGCTCATTAATAAAGCATCTTGATAACGGGAAACAACCATTGGTGACATATTTGTTCGTTTTAAAGTTGATTTAGCTTGTGCGGCAAAGTTTGAAATCATTGCCATAGAAGCTGGATCATTCTTACCGTACATTGGCATTAAACGTTCAGCTAAACACCAGCGTAAACACATAAAATAACCTTGTGGAAGCACAATTTCTTCATAAAGTGTTTCATAGCGGCTAAATACGGTTTTAGCAAACATATGCATTTCACCCTGACTAGGGTTTGGCCATAAAAATAAATTAGCAGATTCAGCACCAGCATTGTAATAAAGTGCTTTAGGCCAAGGACCATTTAAAGTTTTAAGGCCAATAGAATTGTAATTATCTAGATTTAATGTAGCTACAGGGTAATCAATACCGCCATTTAATATAGGGCTTCCGCTTTGGCTTGTTGCAATACGCACATAAGCAGAATCAATACTTAAAGGTTTTTGATAATAAGCCTGAATATTAGTTGAAACTATAGTTCCAGTAATAGTAATAGGACTTCCACTACTGCCAGCAGTTTGGCTAGGACTAACAGTATAAGTTCCTGTTAATCCAGTTCCGCTACCAAGTGCAGTAATTGTTGTTCCTGAAGTTACGCCGCTACCACTAAGAACTGATCCGATACCAATGTTTCCACTAGTAACAGCCGTAACTGTCAATGTGGTTCCTGATATATAACCTGTAAATATTGGAGTTTGTACTGCCTGGGTAATGTTAAGTCGATATGTTCCCACTTCATTAACGTTTCCACCAGCACCAGTTAAAAGTTCAACAATCTTAGTTCCAGCAGTAATGCCAGGGCCACTAAGATATTGCCCTTGTGCTACTGCACCCTGAGTAATGCCTGTAACTGTTAAAATATTGCCTGAAAATGTGCCTTGAAATTGTGCCCCAACAAAATTTGCAGTTGTAGGATCAGGTCCAATAGTGTATTGCACTTGACCGGAAACCACGTTAAATATGATTTCAGTAATGTTAAATACAATAAAATCTTCGTTTGACCATTGATCAATCATATCGTTTAGCATATCTAAACAATCAATTGCTGAATCTGAAGTAGGTGCTTCACCGGCCGCCAATGCACCAATATCTTTTAAAGAACGGCTAATAATGTCAATTGGTGTAGTCATGGTTTATTCAATCGTAAAAGTGCCGGCAAGCCAAGGAAAATCTACTTTTTGTGTTGTTTCTAAAGATTTTAATTGATTTTCTATAGCTAATTTTATAGGGTTTACATCGTCTTGTGTAGTATCTTTTTCAAGCCATTGAATAATATCTTGTTCAACAATCATATCTAATGGTTTGTTTGCAACATTAAAAGAAAACTCATGTCTTCCTTCACTTTCAATAGTATTTATTCCATCTGATCCACAAAGTACATACCGTACCGCAATTAATTGATTATTGTTTGCAAATAATTCTAAAATTTTCCAAGTGTAAATCATATTTATCCTAACAAAACTTTAATTTGTTCAGCTTGTGCGTCAACTTGCGTTTTTAATTCTTGAATTGCTTTGACTAAAAATGGTATTACACCTGAAGTGTCTAATTGTTGATGAATAGCATTTCCCTTTGAATCAACAGCATCTTTTTGTCCAACAACACAATTAGGTATAACAGCTTGAATTTCATGTGCTATAAATCCTGTGTCATTACGATTATCATTTATCCAATCAAAATTAACTGGATTTAATGCCATTATTGTTGGAAGTCCAGTTGGAATAGATATAACATTTTCTTTTAATCTGTAATCTGATGTTACGTTATATGCTGTTGTTGAAGTTGTTGTTGTAATCGAACCTACAACTCCTGATGTTCTTTGAAAATACATAATTGGTGCATTAGCATAACTATCAGTTCTAGTATCTTTAAAACTTGTCAAAGTATCAGCGGCTGTACTACCATCTACTTGCATTAATACTCCATTACCCCCACCAGTATTTCCAATTGCTAATTTTCCACCTGAAGTAATACGCAATACTTCTGTGCCATTAACTTGTGTAATAAAAGGTGATTGTGATGAACCACTATTTGCAAAAAGTGCTGTTGTTGATAAAGTTCCTGTTGATGGGTTAAAACTAAATTTAGTAGAAGCTGTTTTTTGCGGCAAATTACCAGTAGTTGTTGTTACCCATGTTGGATAAACAGTTGCATTAGTGGTTGTATCGTCAGTAATTGCAGTATTGGTTGCATTAGTTGCAGTAGTTGCCGTTGTAGCTGTTGTAGCGGTTGCGGCATTACCGCCAATAGAAAGACCTGAAGCTGTACCTGTTAAATTAGTTGCTACGCCACTTGACGGTGTTCCTAATGCACCACCATTGACTACAAAAGCCCCAGCAGTTCCAACGTTTACACCTAAAGCAGTTACTACGCCTGTGCCTGTTGTTGTGGTAGATGGTGCAACACCAGCACCGCCACCAATTACTAAAGCATTAGCCGCTAATGCGGCAGAAGTAGCCCAAGTAGTTGCACTTGAAAAATAAGGAATACCACCTGATGTTCCAGCAACAGTTAAAGCTAATGTTCCTGAACTTGTTATTGGTGAACCGGCTACTGAAATTAAGCCGCCCGTAAAAGATTGGGCAACACTTGTAACTGATCCAGTACTGGCAGTAGTCCAAGTAGGAGTAGCCGCAGAACCCTGACTAGTTAATACTTGACCAACAGTTCCAAAATTTGTTGTACCGCTTAATGCTGGAGTTGTGCCTAAGTTAGTATTAAGTCCAATTGCACCTGAAGCATTAATAACGTGGGCTGATTGTCCAGTAGTTCCCCAGGCTAAATATGTTTTATATCCATTCCCTGAACCTAAAGTTATATCACCATCATGGCCTGAAAAATATATGCCATTGTTGATACTGAAAAAATCAGCCGGAGTTGATGCACTAAATACTGATGAATTCATACCAAACTCACCGTAATAAGTTGAATCTGTACCTAAATCATTGCTGATTACATAATTTGTAGAAGCACCGGCAGTTCCTGATTTATTTTGAATAATTAATTGATTGTAAGAACTTGCAGTAGTTGTACCAAATGAAGCAATAGTATTTGTAGCATTAAAACTTAATACTGGGGTTGTGCTAGTTACAGTATTTGCACTCAAGGTTGTAAAATCACCACTAGCCCTAGTTGTAGCCCCTACAGAGCCATTAATATTAATGCTTGCAGTACCAGTTAAGTTGGTAACTGTTCCGCTTGATGGGGTTCCTAATACACCGCCGTTAACTACAACAGAACCAGCACTTCCAACGTTTACTGCTAATGCAGTTGCTACGTTAGTACCAAGACCAGTAATTGACCCTACGGCTGGGGTAATTGTTGTATTAGTTACGGCAGTCACTTGACCACTTGCATTAGTAGTAAATACAGGAGTTTGCGTAGCTGATCCATAAGTATTTGCGGTTCCAACTGGAGTAATACTAAATACTGATCCTGTTAATGTAAGGCCTGTTCCAGCAGAATATGTGGCTGAAGTCGTAAATTGTGACCAATTAATCGCAGTAACGCCTAATGTTCCACCAGGGGTTGCAGTACAAAACCATGCACCACCGGCTTGTGTTCCATACTCAATAAATGTAATAGCTGAAACAAATTCTTGCCAAGCATCAGCATCTAATGAACGAGTCCATGCCGTTGCTGAAGCTAAATAAATACCATTATTAGCGGCATTAGTTTGGTTTTTAACCAATACACGATCACCAGCTAATGTTGTGTAACTATCTATTGTCTGTAATCCTGACAAAGTAATGTTTACTAAAGTTGCCACATTACAAGGTTGTTTCCAACTAATACCAGCGGCATAAGATTGCAATGCAAGCAAGTTAACCATGTCAGTTGCACCAACTGGTTGTGTCAAAACTCTGCCAGTTGTTGTTTCAATATCAGTAAAAACCCCAGTTGATGGAGTAATCGCACCAATAGTTGTACTATTAATTGTGCTATTTGTAATATTTAATCCGGATTGACTTGGATTAGCAGTAGCATAAAACGGTACGCCTTGGCCAATAAAAGTATTAAAGGACCCATCTAAATTAAAGTAGGCTTGTACTGGTAATAAATTCTGTACCGCAGAATTAGATGGGTTGGTCATACTTTTCCTTTAAGACTGATCGCCTACTGGTGTAATATACAAACTTCCCGATGTTCCAATTGCAGTAACCGAAAATGTTTGTGGCACGGCAATAACCATTGGCATTTGCATAGAAACACCTAAAACTATTGTGTTGTTAGTGCTTCCTGAAGGTAGTGCCGATACGCCGGCCGTGCCAACTCCATTTACTACCGGTGCAATTGTGATAGCCACCGGAGTAGAAGCAACATTTAAAAACGCACAATAATCCATTTGATTGTTACCTGAAGCACTAATAGTAACCGCAGTTGATGAAGAACCTGAAACCGTAACTGCGGTTGTAGGTCCAATTGGACGTAATACGTTAGTTATGGCCATGATTACACCGCCGTTACTGGGGCTGGGCCTTCTAAACGAATAATTTCAATTGAATATGCACCGGCCGCTGGCGTTAATGAACCGGCAGTAATGTTACCGAATTGAATAGTTAATACGTTTACGGCCGCACAATAAGCTTGGGCAACAACAATACCTGAAGTTTGGGCACCGGATAAACCAATTACACGAACAATGTCAGTAGTTTGTAAGCCAGGCAAAGCGAAAGTTTGTGCTGGGCTTACTACAGTTGCTACTTCGGCTGGTGTAAGTGATGGTTTAATATAAAACGTTTCGTGGGAGTTGCCACGGGTAACGGTAGTAGATGACATGATGATTTCCTTTTAAGTGAGGATGATTAATTATAAGTCTAAATAGGAAAAAAGCCACCCTTTTTGGGGGCGGCCTTTTTTTTATTTCATTCCCTATTAAGGAAGAAATGTTAAGTCGTAACCATAAACATAAACGTCCATAGTGGCGGCCGCACCTTGTGCAGTACCAACGTTTACATATAAATTACCACTAGTTTGAGTAGCAGTTGAAGCAACAGTACGTTGACTTACAACAGTTGCCCCTGTTAATGCTGACAATGCGGCGTTAGCTACGATTCCTGTACCACCAGCAGATGGTGCATTAAACAAGCCAGCGGCGGCAGTTGTCAAACTAGTTGATGCGTTAGTGAAAATAACGTTTGATACAGAGTAGTTAGTTGTATTAAGAACTGGTAATACTGTATCGCCGGTTGCGTTAACGTTTACACCTTGATAAGAAGCTAACAAACGGATTGCTTGGTTAGTTGCTAGGTTCGATGGGTGATTCGTTACGGTTGTTGCTGGTCCTGGATTTGCCATGATTTATTTCCTTAAAATTAATTATTAAAAATGGGGGAGTTTAATCCCCCTATTTCATTACGATGCGATACGGCAAGCAAGTTCAGGGTACAAAGGTGCCCAGCCATATAGAACGTCCAAACGGGTTGGAATACTATCATTGTTTATGGTGTATTGACGGACCACACGGATCGACAATCCAATTTCCTTATCGCTTGCACGGCCGGCAAAATGAACGCCTTCAGGCAATTCTAAGTCGGCACAAGCTAATGTAAACGCATTTTTATGCATCAAAATGTTTTGTGCAGAAACTACGCCAGTATTATTGAACGGAGTAACTGTTTGTGAACCAGTTGATGTAACGCTTACGTTTTGGAACTGACCAGCAGTAATGATAGCTGGAACAACAGTAACAGTAGCAGTACCACCGGAACCAATTGCAGTTGTAGATTGAACTACGAATGAACGCAATTTGTTACCGTAAGTTTGGCGGTTCTGTGGGTTAACTGCATAAACGCCAGCGATAGTAAATGTATCACCTTGGTTTAATGTAGCGGCCGCAGAAGTAGCACCAACAGTAATGTTGCTTGAATAAGCCCAACCACTAGATAGGAAGCCAGTTGCAGTTGTTACGTTGCATGACAATGTAGCAGTAGAGTAAGAACCAAATGTTTGTGAAACAACGTTTTGATCCATCAGCCAATTCATACCACCGGAATCACGGCCCATCAAACCTTTAGTGTACTGGTTTGAAATCTTGTCATTAGGAACAAACAAACCTTTTAAACTGTCAACAATAGTTGCAGAAGTAAATGGCTCAACAACTACAGAACGTCTACCGTCACGTGGAGCACCTTCAGAATCAAGGTAAGCGGCGGCTGTTAGGTAAGTAATCAAACCAGTTGGTGCAGTACCAGCAGTACCAACAATGTTTGCAGTATTGTTTTTAGCCATAAGCAAACCATCACGGTCAATCTTGTTGGCTACAGTTGCAATAGCTGGCTTCAATACACGGTCGCTAAACATATCAAGGCTTAATGCCAAATCTTGTGTAGTGAACTGAGTTGAAACTTGAAATTGCGTTGATAAAGTTACAGGAACCGAAGTTTCGTTGAAATCTTCAACTACTAATTGGGGACCTACCGCACCAATAAACCGTCCAGGACGTCTTACATTCACGGTCTGACCGATTTTTGCACCTACTACGGCAAATTGATCATCATAATTCTTGTCAACGCCGCCTGTAAATGTTAATTCGTTTTCCAAAACCATCAAAGCTTCGTTTGTGATTTTGCTAATGGTTAATAAATTATTACTCATGGTTCATATTCCTTAAAGATTAAATTAGGTTTAACCTCAACGAATCTTTCCAGCAAGCCGGCCAGCCTTCCATTGTTGAAATGATAGTTTTTCACCATCCATCGCAACATCAGCTACGCCACCGGTTGATCTTAATGGTCTGATAGGTTCAGGTGCATTAGACTTCGCCGCAACAGTTTTTCTTTCAGCTTTAACTGGCTCTTCAGTTCTTTCAAACTTAGCTTCCAATTTCCCAATCATCTTTAAAGCACTTGGTAATGACATGGAAGTTAACTTTTCAGCCAACTTATCATCGCTTGCAAGTTCATATAGGATTTTTGGTCCTACATCACTTTCAATAATGGCATCACGCACGGCATCACTTACTACTGCTGTACTCGATGCAACCATTTCTTCGTAATCCGGTAGTTCAGCTTTTGCAGTTTCTAGCTTTTCGGACCAGGTCTTTATAACCGTATCCCTTTGGGCTTGAAATTCACGTTGCTTTACTTCCATTTCACGCTTTTCCAATGCTTTATTCGCTGACCATTCTGCTAATGCTTCTGCATATTCAAAAGCATCTTTAAAATCATCAGGTGTCGGCTTTCGATCATTATCAGGTTGTCCTTGCGGTATCCGATTGTTTTCTAATGCTGACAAACGTGCTTCTAAACTTTCCCTTTTCATACGTTCTTCAGCGGCAGTTGCTTCCGCTTCTTTACGTGCTTTGGTTAATTCAGAAAAACGTTTTTCTAACTTTGGGTTTTGCTTCTTTTCTTCTGTTCCGGTCGCTTCATCTTCTACTAATTCCGGTTCACTCTGTCCTTGATTAACCGCTGGCTCTGATTGATCAGCCGCAGTTGGGTTATCTTCGGAAGCTAAACCTAATTTATTAGCATTGAAATCAGCTAAATTTTCACTTGTTACTACTGTTCCAGCCTGTTTTGGCTGTTCTACTACTGCATCTTGTGTTTCTGACATGAGTATTATCCCAAGAATTAACCCTATGAAAAACACCATAGGTAGTGTTATAAAGCTATCTTAATACTATATCTTGTGTTTTGCAACATTACTGCATAAATTGCCCTTGATCCTGGGGTTGTTGTTGCGGTTGTTGTTGCATTTGTTGCGGTTGTGGCATCATTTGTTGCATATTGTCTTCAATACTCATAGCGGCACGATCCATATAACCACTTTGTTCTTGATTACGGGAAGCAATTTCAGCTTCTAATCTAGCCGTATCCATGTGGCCAAGAATTAACTTCATTAATGCATCAATTTCTGTCTTATTCTGTGAAGTGACAGAACGAGTATTTTGGTCATGAAGTTTAACTTCTGCCGCCAATACCGCCCTACGATCTTCACCAACTTGACGAACTTGCTCAACATCTTGACGATTTTTAATTATCATTGCCATTTGTTGCATTTGTTGTTGCATTGCTTCCATTTGCTTTTGACTATTAGCCAGTTGCATTTGTACTTGTGGCGGTATCGGTGATTTATCATCAATTTGTGCCAATGGGTTAACTGAAGCCAAGCGATCCGCAATAACGTCTGCCCCTGGGAAATCCATGTTTCTAAAGATTAAGTCCCCAGCTTGTTGCATGAGTGCTGGGTCTGCCGCTAATAGACTCATCATTGAATCTACTGCTTCTTGACGTTTAGTATTGTAGCCAGGGCCTGTTTCCATCACTACGTCATATTCACCAACAGTCACATCATTAAGTAGCATTTCAATGCCATTTTCATCTTGTTGGCCTGTTTTTTGATTAATAGTGATTAATTCGGGTTTACCATCATCACCAATAATACGCATGACACGTTCAGCACTATAAATCTTAGGTATTAAATCAAGGATAATCCTTCCAGTATGGGCAATTGACCTAGTCAAATTGTCGTAATAGTGGAAGTTGGTCATGTCTATTTGACCTTGTTGTCCTTGTAATGCCTTACCGCTGATATTGCCCTGTGGTAATTGATTAGGGTCAAAGATACCTACTACGGCTTGTAAATCCTGAGTA